CCGCTAAGACAAGACCCAACATTCGCGTTCTGCAGAAGTCCCTCGGGCCGGGTCGTGGTGTTACCGGTGATGAAGGACGTCCCTTCCGCAACCCCGAACCGAATCCCAAACTTCTCGTTCAGGAAGGCTTCAAGGTTGAAGTCAGAATCCTCCAAGTCCCAGTTCGAGACATCCACCCGAGCATAAAGCTCATGGATGGGAATGCGCTCGATTCCGAAGGTCTGGCCCGTAGTCTCAGGTTTCGCCGTGATCTCTCCCGTCCAGTTCGCGGAAAAGTCGCCCGTATCGGTCCGAATCTCAACGCTCTCTTTGCTCGTGGTCCGCACGCTCGCAACAGAACGAACCGGGGAGTACTCCGTGATCGTCTGAAGCAGGTCGCCCGTCACTTCGGGTGAGGCCAGATAACCGCCCAGGGTGTCGTCGGAGATTTTGAGCACCTTGACCTCATCGGCAGACAGTCCGGCCTTGCCCACGCGCAGCCATTTCTCGTATGTCTTTCGCTCCGGGCTGGCATCCTTGACATCCCGCGTCACAGTATTGACTTTCTTGAGCCCGATCTCTAGTTCGTCGACCTTGGCCTGAACCTTGTCGATGACGGGCTGAAGCTCTTTGTCGAGCATCGCCTTGTCGTATTTCTCGCCGAGCTTTGCTTCGAGTATCTTCTGTGTGTCGCGGATCGTATTGAGGCCGCCCTGGAGTTCATCGGACAGTTTCTTTAAATCTTTTTCATCCAAATGAGTTCTCCTGTTATTTTTTATTTAAATCCTGAGCCGCCTTTTCGAGGACCGAATAGAATTCCTTGATGATCGGTTCCTCTTTCGGCGGGTCTGCCGTCGGACTGGTCTGTGCCGGGTCCGGCGTATAGACTGCCTTGATATTTGGTTCGGGATTTGTTGCTATAACTAAAACCGTTTCGCCGCATCCGCCGCAGCGAAACTCTATTCCCTTATCATTCGGCTTCTGCTCCAGCCCTTCCTTGACGGCCTGGACTAGCGCCTGTTCGTTCATCGGGAAAAGCGTCATGCTCCCTTCAAATAGTTCTACCTCTGAAAGCCGACGAATAGTCCCCTTGTTTTCATCTTCATCCATTACCCATTGCTTGGCCTGATACCCGATGGACAGGCCGACCTTGACGCCCTTCGCGTAGAGCTTCTTGACTACGGCATGCGCTTCCTGGCCGCCGGGCTGGTCAAGAAAGAATTCGCCGTCAATCAAGAGTCCGCGTTTGTCCTCTTTGCCGTGAAACGTGCCGATGATATTACTCGGGTCTTGTGCAGAATGCGCCCATAGCAACGGGAATGCCTTGTTCTCCGAAAGTGTTTTCTTGAACGCGCCCGGTTCTACTAAGTCACCGCCCCTATCCACGTTGTTGAATACGCTGAGATAGCCCTGGAACTTGCCTTCCTCATCTATCTCCTTTATCGCCATGCGAAAAATCTTGGTTTCCATTTATGCCTCCCTAACTGCCGGATATAGATTGCAATGGCAGTTGATAATATTTCCCGGACTTCCCGTTGAATCGCCCGGAAAGTCCAATAACTCGCCGCCGACCTCGAAGCTCTGATTGAGCGGGATCGGGTCGTCCCGATACTTGGCGTCGGCCTCGATATGCGCGTCACGCGATAGTTCAAGGAACGAGCAGAGCCAACCCTTAAATTCGATAAACTCAGTCTGCTTGTAGCCCTCAAGCTCTCCGAAGTTTTCAACCTTGGCACCCTCAGTCAACGCTATGCGCCTGCACTCCCACGGCAGCTTATCCTTGAACCTTGACCATAGCTCCTGGGTGAACTGCTCATACGTCCAACTCTCAGTCTCTGCCTGGTCGAGCACCATGAAGATTTCCTTGAGCCGTGATTCAGTTATCTTCGCCCCGCTTTTGAGCACCATGTCGCGCACGCGCTTCTCAAGCTCAGGCGTCCATGTGCCCCCCCCAGTTCCTCCGCCCGCCTTGACTGTCTCAAGCTCTCCCCGTGCCGCAGCCAGCCCCGAACTTATACCGTGCTTCGCAGTATCGATGGCCCACGGCATCGCCATGCGCGCAAAACGCTCAGATTCACTTTCTACGCGAAGTATGTCGTACCCGATATCTCGAAACGCCGAGTGCTTTTTTACGGCCGCGATCACTTCTTCGGCCTGCTTAGTCAGAAACTCCCTGGCAATCTTCTCGATGCTCTTACCACGCGCTTTGACGTTCGCATGGAACAAGTCCCATTTCGCCCGCTTGCGCTCCGGGTTCTGCCAGAACAAGGGCTTGGTGCTTTTGATGAGTGCGGCAGACTTGCGTTGCTTCTCAGGCTCAGGCTCAGGTTCAACTACGGGCGCTGGCGCCGGAGCAGGCTCCTGCTCCTTGCCCAGTTCGCTCACGGGCGTGGATATCGTCGATATTGGCTCCGTCAACACATCCTCACCCGGCAACTCGCCGTATCCCATCTCCTCCCTAGCCTCGCCCCGCGTGATGATTCCGTCACGCTTGACCAGATCGACTCGCTGCCATAGCGAATTCAGATCTTCGCTCAATGCGTCTATGCCGCTCACGTCGTAATCGAGATACACGCCGCTCGTGTCGAATTGCGGCACTAACTCCCGATTGAGCGATGATTTGAACTTGCCGAGCAACGGGAGCACGGCCTCCTGATACAGCGCTTTCCGCGCCTCCTTGATATTGCTATAAGTCTTGTTCTCGCTATCGCCGAACAACTCGGGCGCTACTTTATAGGCGGCACATATCTCGCGCATGGTGATCTTCTTCGAGTTTAGAAACTCCATCTCCTTCGGCGTTATGGCAAACGACTGCCAACCCCAATCGCCCTCAAGTACAATCGGCTTCCCGGCATTCTGATAGCCTGAAAAATCAGACCTGAGCATCTCGTTGAGCTTGGTGCGCTGGTCATCGGTGAGCCGGGAGTTGATCTTGAGCGCTCCGCTTGGCCGGGCCTCATTCTCAAGCAGTGCGGTTGTCCAGAGTTCGCCGAATTGAGAGATGTCGATCTTCCGGGCCAGAACCTGGAGGGGTGATAGTCCATAGAGCGAATCCTCGGGATTGAACGTCTTGACATGGATGATCTCCTCCGGCTGGAACGTGATAACCTGACCTCCAACGCGATACTCATATGCCGTGATCTTGCCCCGGTCGGGCTTGATCGTCACGTGCTGCGGCCGCAGAACTTCAACCTCACCCTTTTTGCCGAATGAGCCGATGAGCTTATGCGTGTATGCGTTCCCGGCCGTAAGGTAAAAGCTCAGGGAGCGTGTCAGATACTCCGTCCAATCCATGCCGGGACCCGGATTGTCCATGAAGTCAACAAGCGGATGCTTGTCCACCTCGTCCCTATTCTCACCATCCTTGTCTCGATAGACATACCACGGCACGAGGACGGCAGATTGCACGATGAGGTTCACACAGGAATAGACCGTATCGCATAGCCGGTATCCCTGAATGTAATCCTTGAGCCGTTGGCTGCCTAAGCTTGAGGTTCCGAGAAAATAGACGCCTGCCTGATATTGAACAAGCGAGTCACCGCCGGATTTCTTCTCAGTCTTTTTATTCCTAAACGGCCATTTCATCTCACCCTCCAGATCATCGGCGCCGGTTTCGCGCAATGCGTATAAATCCCGTATCGAGCCGCGTCCATAAGGTGATCGTCGAACTTGACCGGCTCGGGCAACGGATCCCCACGCTTATCCTTACGCCAACAGTAGCTGCTCATTTCCTTGTAGAGATTTGACGATCCCTCGACGATGTGGATCTTCTTCGACTTCAGGAAGTCTATGCCCGCCCTCACGCTGTCCGGTCCCTTGTCGCACGGCTGAACGACTATTCCCGCGTACCGCAATTCCTCAATCGATTTAGGTTCTGCCGAATCAAAGTAGGTCATCTGCCCGTTGACGCCGCGTGACTTCATCTCGGCGGCAAGCGCCTGATTCGTAAGCCCCTTCTGATACAGTATTTCCTCAAGCCAGAACTCATCGGCCTTACGATGGATCTTGACCACGGCTGCGGGATCAACGCTGTATCCGAAATCGCCGCCATACCAGACCTCATCAAAGGAGAGTTTCGGCAACGCCTCGATATTCCAATTAAAGATTTGGCCTGCCAGGGCCGCCCACTCGCCCAGACCATAGACCTTATACATCGTCTCATCCTGAGCCTTGAGTGCTTCGAGCGTAGCGACATATTCAGCCCTCACCTCTGCTATCGGATTATCCTCGACAGTCGAACGATGAACAAAGGCCCTAGGATTAGGTATTGGGCCGAAGAACATATCCTTAAGCCAACGCGCCTGCGCCTCAAGCGGGTTGAACGTGAGCATGATCTGATGATAGAGAGGGCCGGGGTCACGGAGACGAAGATCGATCTGCAGAAAATCCTCTTTCGTGAACTCGGTTGTCTCCTCAAGCCATATCGAAGTGATCCCCTTGATGGACTTAATCTTCTCCGGGTCATCGAGCCCCATGAACAGGATTTCGTTTGTCCCGCGCGGTCCCGCAAAGGTCAGCGTCAAATCGGACTTATTGAACTCATAGACGATATCGTTCTCTGCCAATACCCGCCGCATGACCTCGACCGTCGATTCGTCCAACGTCCGGCGAATCTTGCGCATGATGAGATAGCGATGACGGCCTTCAGTCTCACAGCGATAGAAAACTTTTCGGGCTGCGAATTCAGACTTTCCGCTCCCCGCTCCCCCGCATAGCACAAGATACCGGTGCTGATCCTCAAGCGCGGACTTGAACGACTTGGATACGCAAATCCTCATCCGCGTGTCTCCACGAATTCAACGATGAGCTTACCGCCCATTGTCATATTGCCGCTTATGGGCTGAGTCGCTTTGCCGATCATGTCATCATGAAGCATTTGAATTGCCCAAACTCGACCACGTTTTGCAGCATCACATACAATTTTTGATAATGCTTCCGGTGCTATCCTTTTGGAAACATCGTTTTTATAGCGCATCGCATAGATAGCGGTAGCATTACTTAGGGAACCATTTTTTCCCCGGTTAGGATCAAATCCTTTTTTAAAGGCTTTTCCTCTTGGCTTTCCCTTAGGCTTTGCACGTCGGCTATTAATTTTCATCTTCTACTGTCACTCTAACTTCCTGGTTCTTCCGAAAAAGATCGTCCAATTTGCCGAGCGTTTTTCTTTCATCTCGAAATCCAAGCGTCAGCTTGCCGATCTTGTCTCCACTAGGATCAATCCGCGCCTCAAGTTTTTGGATCAACGCCGAGAATTGGACTTTCATTCTCTTATGTGCGGCAGGGGACCGGGAAAGGAGTCGAACCCGGCCCCCCCTCTATTCGGTGCGTGCCGCATTTCGTTTTTCATAGCTTGTCCTTGATTTCCTCGATATCCTTTTCAATTCGTTTCAACCGCTGATCGATAACGGCGAGTCGGCCCTCATGATTCGCACATCGTTCCGGGTTGGTCGCCAGCCCATGCTTGCGTGTCTTGCGCCGTTCAATTATCGATTTGTATACCATCCATCCCAACGCGCCTATACCGGCTACGCAACCACCTAGGGCTCCGGGATCGATTGCCATTTCATTTCCCCCTTAGAATCGGATTGCCATGCCTAACCAAGTCCCCATTGCCGCTCCGAAGGCATAACTGAAGAAGATTGCCGGTTGTCGATTCGTAATTCCTCGTTCCACGATAAATAGAGGAATTATCGTCAACACGAATGAAAGGATCATCGCCGTCACCGACCGTTGAGCCTGGATGGAACGGTAGTACAGAACGACCATTACATCCGTCCCCGTCCCCACGAGGCAGAATCCGACCAGGCTCAATAGTCGGCGCATCGTCAGGCCTCATTTGATTGCCTTCCTCAGCTTGATAATCTCCTGCTGAAGTTCATATACCCAAAGCAGGAAGGCTTGATTAACTACTATACCTTCCTTGAGCACTTGCCCTTTGTCATCCACCGCCCAGCCGACCTCATTAACAGAGCCGAGTATCTGGACTTCCGAACCAGGCCGAAGTGGATCATACGAGGGGAATAAAGAAGGATTAAATCGACCGCAAGAAACCCCCAAAAATAAAATAAGGGATAGAAATAAAACGCTAAATCTTTTTAAAACTGATTGACAATATTTTAAAAAATCCTGTTGGGTTCGATCTCTTTTGGTTGCATTACATTTATGGCAGATGATATCAAGGTTATCTGGCCTTATTATGAATTCATTATTTCTTCGGTCTAAAGATGGGGACGATTCAAATGATCTCCCCTTCCCTGCCCGATAATCTAGGATATGGCCGCAATAAATACAGGTCGAGATATTTAGGGCAATCGCGGCCAATTCCTTGCTTGATATTTCTACTTTGCATCCGTTTTTTTTATGGCTTGCTATCGTACTTAAAGCCCAATTTAATATTGGATTAGCAATTTGCCAAGATCGCTTTTCTGCCTTTATTCGCTCACGATGTTTATTATAAAATCTCTTTCTTTGGGCATATATTATTTTCGGGTGCTTATGTGCATAAAGGCGTTTTGTTTCCCTTATTTTATCGCGATTTTCGCTCTCATATTTATGCCTAGTTTCAAGAATATTTTCTTTATTTTCTTTATAATATTTCTGATGATAAAGACGTTCTTTTTCCGATCTCAGATCAACCATTTATTGCCGCCCCAAAATCAATTCGCGCAATTTTTTGACATCCACTGGTCTTTCTTTACAGGCCTTAGAGATGGCTTCCCTTTTATTCGTATCCTTCTCCGCTGCAATAGCCGTCTCGATCTTCTTTTCGAGCTG